AGTAACTCTATATTAAAAGTATCTGGAGATATTATAGCAGATTCACTTACGATGGGTGAGGGTAGTGATAACGGTTCTGCCGTAGACTTCTCTTCTATCTTAGGAGGAAGCGCTAATTTTGTCCAAGGTAAGACATCTCTTGTAGGAGCAGGTAAATCTAATGAAGTACATTCAAATAGTTCTATAATTGGAGCAGGTGAGAGTAACGTTACTAAAGGAGATAATACTTCAATCACAGCCGGTAATCTTAATGCAATACAAGAAAATGCTACTAATAGTTCAATAAGCAGTGGTCAAGAAAATGCAATAGCAGCACCAACTTCTTTTATAGGAAGTGGTAGAGCTAACGATATTAAAACTGGTGCAGATGATTCTGCCATAGTAGGTGGTAAATCTAACCGAATCGCAGCGAATGTAATATCAGCCTTTATAGGAGGTGGATATGAAAACCAACATTATGGAAGCGGATCATGCTATAGTGCAATAGTAGGAGGTAGAGGTAACTGTATATTTGGAGGAGAAGCAACTGGACTTGATAGTGAATTTCAATTCATTGGAGGAGGAAAAGATAATAAAACAAAAAATGAATACGCAGTAGTAGTTGGCGGTACAGGAAATATCGTAGAAGGTGAATCATCACTTATAGTAGGAGGATCTAGTAACAAAGTAGTTCCTGCAACAGCAACTATTGTAGGAGGTCAATTAAACAAAATAGACGATGGTGTATCTTCTAACATTGTAGGAGGTCAAGAAAACAGAATTGAGAATTCAGTCTTTACAAATGTACTAGGAGGATTTAGAAATGAAGCATTAGGAGTATCTAACTACTCTTCTCTACTTGGAGGTCAAGAAAATAAAATAGAGGAAGCAATTCAATCTACAATCGTAGGAGGAAGAGCGAACGGTATTAATAGAGCCGAGTATTCAAATATATTAGGAGGTCAAGATAACAACTTAGATCGTTCAAATAATTCTAGCATTATAGGTAATAGTAATAATTTATCAGATAATGAAAGTAGCCATATTATTGGTTCATCAATATCAGTAGAGTCAGGACAGCAGTTTACTACATTTACTAATAACTTAATGTTAACAGGTAGTGCAGCAGTTCCTTTATCAGGTATTATGACACTAGAGAGATTAGAAACAACACCACCTAAGAAATCACTAATTGGAGGTTCAATCTTCCATTCAGGATCAGCAGGAGCAGGTTGTTTATACTTTACTCCAGACGGTACTACAATCCAGCAAATAAAATTTGCTTAATAAGTAAACAATTTATCTAACAAGATAAATTAAAATGATAACTATGCCAACATGGACTTATAAAGGTAGATTAGTTACCGAAATAAACGACATGCCGGAAGGAACATATGGATTTATATATGAAACAACTCATAAATCTTCCGGTAAGAAGTACATAGGTAAAAAAGTTTTATTCTTTGAACGTAATAAACGACTAGGAAAACGAGCATTAGAAGCTCTTAGAGAAGAACGTAAAGCTAAAGGTATTAAAGGAAGAGTTCCTCTTAAACAAAAAGTTATTACAGAATCAGATTGGAAAGATTACCATGGATCTCATAAAGAAATTTTAAAGCTCTTAAAAGAAGAAGGTGGAGAGGGATTTGAAAGAAAAATACTTTGCTACGTTCCAACTAAAAAACTTTTAACTTACTATGAATGTAAATACCTATTTATAAAAGAGGTACTAGAACACGACTCATTATTCATTAATGACAATGTTCTTGGTAAATTTTATAGAAAAGACTTTGAAATATGATTAAAATAAAAGATATTATTGGACTTCCATCTCTACAGTACCATGTAGATAACAATCTCTCTTTACATGAGAATGTCTACCGCTATTCTAGCGAAAGCTATATACAATTATTTGCTGAAGCAAGAGATGCTTGGAGAGACGGTATAATTGAACTTGAAGTAGAAGATGCAAATCTTATAGAAACAACAGATATAGGATTATATGGAGAGTATAATGGACAAAAAGTACCATTAGATTTACCTATGTTAAATGAAATTGATGAAGATGATGAATACGAAATAGCATCTCGAAAACTATTTGATATGACTTGGGATGAGGTACGTAGACAGAACAATCAAGATATGGTACAAGATGTACATGATGAAGTTTCTAAAGACGATGAAGAAGATTGGGATAATGATGATAATTTTTATTCACTAAAAGAAGATAGAAAATATAATCAAGAAGAATTACTTAGATTAGATTTAATTGCTCATCGTAAATTTAACTGCGATTATGAAAAATGTACTGATGATCAAAAAGCTGAAGTATTAAAAGATAAAGCTAAAGTAGGTGTTAAAGAAGCTAAATACAAAGGTAAGGATGTACCTTTAAACAAACCTAAAAGAGGCGGCTCTAAAAAGTTCTTTGTATATACTAAAAACAAAAAAGGAAATGTTGTTAAAGTATCATTTGGAGGAACAACAGGTTTAAGTGTTAAGATAAAAGAAAAAGGAGCAAGAGCATCATTTGCAGCAAGACATAAATGTGCTACTAAAAAAGATAAAACAAAACCAGGCTACTGGGCTTGTAATGTAGGACGATACTGGAAGTCATTAGGAGGAGCAAAAAACTTTAGTGGATACTGGTAGACCTTACATAGAGACAAAAAAAGAAAGTTATTTAATTAGGGAGTTCACTCAGAATACTCCAGAAGATGAATTCGTTTGGCATAGAGATAGAGAAGATCGTTGGATAGAATCTATTAATCAAACTAATTGGCAATTCCAATTTGACAACACACTTCCTGTATCTTTACATGATAACAAGCTATTTATACCCAAAGGCACATATCACCGCTTAATAAAAGGCACAGGTGATTTAGTCGTAAAAATATGGCAAGAGTATTAAGTATAGGTAACTATAAAGGGCAAGCAAAAAAGAAGAGACCTGGAGTACATTCAAAAACAAAGAACTCCAATTCAAAAGGTTCTAAATTTTATGCTAAAGCCTATAAAGGACAAGGAAAATGAAATTATCAAATATCATACTAGAGTACGGAGAGTACCAACAAGAAGAAGATAAATTAGCTAGAGACATAAAAAATCGTTTCGATCTAGGTAGAGTATCCGTGAGTATGGGTAATTATTCAGCAGGAAGAGAAGATAATGATCCATTAAAGGATATGTCTTACGGTAAAATTACCTTTATGACAAGAGGTGACTTTGAAGATAGTACTTGGAATAAAATACTTTCTTATGTTAAATCATTAGATTTTGAAATAACATCTGATTCTAATTACTTTGACGAAGATCCTGGCGAAAGATATTACTACCCTTCAATAAAGTTTCACTTTAGAAACTTAACTAAATAAAATGTATGAGACTCTCACACGTCATATTAGGAGAAATACTCTACTACGATCCAGGATTTGAAAAAGAAGTAGATAAAATAACAGACCTAGGAGGTAAACATCTAGGCTCAGGAGATTATGGCTCTGCTTTTCTTCTTAATGGACGAGTATATAAAGTAACAACAGACGAAATAGAATTAGAACATGCTCTTGTACTTAAAGGAGTAAAGACTAATAACTTTGCTTTTATCTACGATGTAGAAGTTTTAGAGAAAAAGTTAGGAATTATACAAATGGAGGTTCTAGGAGAATTCAAAGGTGAAATACCAGAAGAATGGGTTGAAAGAGTTAATCGAGAAGCAGCTCAACTAGGTATAGACCCTGATGAATTAGATATAAGACCATCCAACATAATGGTTAATCAAAAAAATCACCTTAAATTAGTTGATATATAGAATTATTATTCGTATCTTATCTATATATTAGGTAATAGTTACGGAATAACTGTATGGATTATACATTCTTATTAGGCTCTATTGAGAACTTATTGGGTAAGTCTCATAAAAAAGCTCGCGAAAATCATGCTTTCCACTGTCCTTTCTGCAATCATAGAAAGCCGAAACTGGAAATAAACATGGCAACCAATGAAGAAGGGCACAACCCTTGGGAATGTTGGGTCTGTCAGACTAGAGGCCGTACTATACGTTCTTTATTAAAGCAGTTGAAGACTCCTAGAGATCAAGCAAACGAAATATTAAAGTACTTACCGAAAGGTTCTAAAATAGATTATAAGCAACTATCTATAGTAGAACTACCTAAGGAGTACCAACTTCTTCATTCAGCATCTGCTACTTCAGTTATAGCTAACCTAGTAAAAAAATATTTATATGAGAGAGGACTTAGCGACAATGATTTTATTAAATATGGTATTGGATACTGCACAAGTGGAGAATATGGAGGACGAGTTATTATACCGAGTTATTCTGCATCCAATCACCTCAATTACTTTGTTGGAAGAAGTTATGACGGGAACTTTTATAAATACAAAAATCCGGAAGCTTCCAAAGACGTAATATTTTTTGAAAACTTTATTAATTGGGATGCACCTATAATACTCTGTGAAGGTGCATTTGATGCTATGGCAATAAAGAGAAACGCAATACCTATTTTAGGTAAAAGCTTATCTAAATCGCTATGGAAAAAACTACTCACAGGAAAATTAACAGACATTTATATTGCATTAGATACTGATGCTCAAACACAAGCTTTAGAGATTGCTGAAAAATTAATAGCAGCAGGATTTAGAGTTTTCTTAATTGAACTAAATGGAAAAGACCCATCTGATATGGGATTCAAAACTTTTACAGAATTAGTACAAAACGCAACGGAAT